AATCGACGGCCAGCCAAATGTTTGAGCGCCTTGTGCATTCTTGGGGTTGTATGGCCTAAAAGTAGTTCTGTGTCCCTACCCAAAAACGACTCAAGAAGCCATGACTAGCCACGCAGAAGCCCTAGAAGGTCACCAAGAGCCTCAAGACGGCTCAAATCGGCTGCAATCGGTTTTGGGTAGGGACACAGAACTACTTTTAGGCCATACAACCCCAAGAATCCACACGCCGCTTAACGATTTGCCTTCACGCGGGCTTGAACTGGTGGATTTGGCGTCCGAAATTTCTATCGAGCTTATGCCTTGGCAAAAATTCTTCCTTGAGCATAGCCACAAGGTCTTGCCAAATGGCAGGTGGGCGTCTCCTGTGGTGGTCGGCTGCGTAGCCCGTCAAAATGGTAAAAGTTTTTTGATGCAGCTTAGAATCTTGGGCGGTCTTTTCCTATGGAAAGAATCGCTGCAAATCGGTTCAGCCCACACGCTATCTACATCCTTGGAGCAGTTTAGGCAGCTGGTGTCGCTTATCGAGGGTAGCGATTATTTGGCCAAGCAGGTCAAGCGCATCCGGTGGTCGCATGGATCAGAGGAAATCGAGACTTTGCATGGCACGCGTTTTATCATCAAGGCAGGCGGGTCATCTGCCCGTGGTGTAAGTAAGCCGGAAACAATCCACCTTGATGAGCTGCGCGAAATGACCGACCTTGAATCTTTTGCATCGCTGCGTTATACCTTGATGGCGGCAAAAAATCCCATGATCATCAGCTATACCAATGCCGGAGATGCCGCGAGCATTGTGCTTAACCAATTTAGACAGCGTGCGATGCAGGCCATCGGCGGGGCAAAAGATGACATCGGCTACTTTGAGTGGTCTGCGCCGACCGATGAGGTAAGCCTAGAAAATGCGGCTTATAGCAATCCGGCACTTGGCATCACTATCCATCCCGACAATATCCGCGCGGTTTTTAATGACCCACCCGACGTAGTGCAAACCGAAGTCCTTTGCAGATGGGTACAATCGATTCAGAGCTGCGTGGATTCTTCAAAATGGGCTGCCTGCTCCGAGCCTGATTTTGATTTAAAGGAAGATGAGTTGACGTGGCTTGGCATCGATCTAAGTCCGGACAGAAAATTTGCGGCGCTCGTCGGCGCGCAGAAGCTAGGAAACGAAACCTTTGGCGTGAAGCTACTGCACACATGGGAAAACCCGTTGCAGCTTGACGATAAGGCCATTGCAAATGACTTGGCCGTATATGCCCGCAAGTATCCGATTGAGCATGTCCTTTACAGCCGTCGCACAAGTGGCGCGGTCGCATCCCGCCTTGCACCAGCTGGCATCCCGACCTTTGACATGGACGCGGCCTACCCACAAGCATGTGACGAAATGTTGGGCGCGATTAATAGCGGTCGTTTGCGATATAGGCCAAACCCTGAATTAACAGCTCAAATGCTTTCAGCCGTGCAGCTACGTCGAGGCGATGGCGGTTGGGTCATTGGAAGGCGCGCTTCATCGACGGCAGTGGCGGCCAGCGTTGCCACGGCACTGGTCACACATTTTGCGACACGCCCAGAGACAGACCTAGACATCATGGTGGGTTGAGTGCTATGGCCAGCCTAAAATTACGGCATGGGTCTAATCAATGTGCTATTTCCAAAGGTAGAGGCATCTAAGCCTGTACTTGAGGTTGATGCTGCAAGCATCGCGCCTTATTACAATGAGACATCGCCATTTTTCTTTGCAGGTATTACACAAGCTACACGCGCGGAAGCTGTAAGCATCCCAGCGGTTTCACGATCCATTGGAATCATCCAAACAATTGCATCATTGCCTATGCACGTGCGCAATGTTGCAACTGGTGAAAAAGTACAAGCACCACGCGTTATCAATCAACCTGACCCACGCATCGCCGGAAGTGTGTTTTGGTCTTGGTTGATTTCAGACCTCATCCTCCATCCGAGCGCGTATGCATACGTCACAGAGCGTTATGCAGACACAGGAAGAATCCGAGCAATGGAGCGCATTGCACCGGAGCGCATCTCAATTCAAACAGATGGCAAAGGTTATGAAATTGTGGCGTATCAAATCGATGGCAGCTACGTAGATCCAAACAATCTTGTAGTTTTTCAAGGCGATGGCGAAGGACTATTGAATCGCGCAGGTCGCACAATCAAGGCCGCAGCTGCACTAGAACGCAGCGCAATGAATTTTGCTAATGAGCCAATTCCTCAAATGGTATTGAAATCAAATGGCACATCGCTACCGGCTGACCGCGTTGCAAAGTTGTTATCGTCATGGCGTACAGCACGACAGAATAAATCAACCGCATTTTTAAACGCTGACGTGACCATGGAAACCCTGGGCTATGATCCAAAATCAATCCAGTTAAATGAAGCGCGCAATTACGTAGCGTTGGAATTAGCCCGTGCATGTGGCTTGCCTGCATATTTTGTTGACGCACAACAGTCCACCTTTACGTACAGCAACGCCTTGGACAAGAGGCGCGACCTTGTGGATTTTGCGTTTAGAAATTACATGTCGCAGATTGAACAGCGTCTATCTTTTGCAGATTTTGTCCCAGCTGGCCAAGAAGTCAAGTTTGACCTTGACGATTTCTTGCGTGGCAATCCTTACGAGCGCGCGCAAGTTTATGAAATCTTAAATCGCATCGGCGCAATGTCGATCGATGAAATACGCGAGGAAGAAGACATGCTGCTATGAAAAAAGTAATCACGCCAATGACAATTACAGCCACCGATTCCGATAGCCGGACAATCACTGGCCGCATCGTGTCATTTGAAGAAACTGGCAATGCATCAATTGGCAAGGTTCAGTTTGCAAGCAATTCAATCGAAGCAACCCCAGTTTTGCTTAACCTAGAGCATGACAGAACCCGCAGAATTGGGAAAACTTTAAGCATGGAACAGACCGACACAGAAATCACAGCTACCTTTAAAATCGCTCAAACAAGTGCAGGTAATGATGCGCTTGTAGAAGCTGCCGAAGGTTTGCGCGATGGATTTAGCGTCGAAGTGTCATTTGATGAATATGAAACGCTTAAGGATGGCACAGTGCGCATCCTCAAGGGTGAACTTACAGCCGTCGCCTTGACCAGTGAGCCAGCAATCCGCAGCGCACGCGTTGAGTCAGTAGCCGCCACAGAGGGCGAAGAAAACGAAGATTCTGAATCCACAACAGAGGATGCAGATACCCAACCAACAACAGAAGGAGACGAAGTGGATAACGCCGTCACAACCGCGGAAGCCGTCGAGTCGGTCGAAGCCGCACAGTCAGTAACCGCATCTGCTACATCAGTTGGCAGATTCACAACAAAGCCACGCATCGAAATGACCGCAGCAAAGTATCTTGAAAACAAGGTACAGGCTGCACTAGGAAATGAAGAAGCGCGTCAGTACGTTTTAGCTGCTGATAACACAACCGACAATGCTGGTCTTGTACCAACACGTCAGCTTGCTGAAGTCATCAACGGACTTTCAACAACAATCCGTCCATCCATCGATGCAATCAGCCGTGGCACATTGCCTGATGCTGGTATGACATTTGAAATTCCAAAAATCACAGTTGCACCAACCGCAGCCGTTGTTGCGGAAGACGCAATTTTCAATGAGACAGATCAGAATTCTGCATTTGTTTCAGTTGACGTCAAGAAATTTGCGGGGCAACAAAAGTTTTCAGTTGAGTTGTTCACCCGCACAAGTCCCGTCTTTTATACAGAATTGCTCAATAATATGGTTGCGGCAATGGCTAAGGCGCAGGACAAGTACGTTAACGATCAATTAGTTGCCGGAGCAACAGCCGATGGCACAACAATTACAACTTATCCAACAGCGGCAGAATTGCTTGGAGTTATCGCACGTGGTTCAGCATCCGTTTATGCTGCAACCGCTGGCCTTCCAAATCCATTTGCACGCAACATCTTGGTGAATACATCGCAGTGGAGCAACCTCATGTCACTTAACGACTCTGGACGCCCTATCTATAACGAAGTCACAAACCCAAACAATCAGCCTGGTTTCGCAACACCAACATCCCTACGCGGACGTGTTGCAGGACTTGACCTCTACGTAACAGCAAATACATCTGCTACAACAGACATCGATGATTCAATCATGATCATCAACCCAGATGCATACACATGGTACGAGGGCAGCCAGTATCAGTTGCGCGCAGAATCAACAGCTGATGGCTCAATCACAGTCGGCGTTTATTCTTTCGGTGCAGTGGCCACAAAAATTGCGGCTGGTGCATTTGGCGTGAATAAAGGCTAATTAGCCAAACTAATCATCGGCTGGCGCGCTCCCGTGTCAGCCGAGTCGAACGAAAGGAACACTCATGCCCAACATTGTGACTGCCGCCCAGCTGCGTCAGGTGTTGGGCGTGAGTGTCGCCTTATACAGTGACGCTTATCTAAACGAAATAATTAACACGGCAGAGGCCGTAATTTTGCCGATGCTTGTGGCAAATACTTCATCGGTCAATGCTTACAAATTGGCTAACAACGAAGCATATTATTACACCGAGCGCGAACATCATTTTGTCGCTGGTCAATCAATCATCGTGGCTGGTTTGCCAGCACCTTTCACAGCGACAGTTACAGTCGTGCGCGCCGGAACTTATTACTTTACGGCTGCCATCACAAACGCGGACGTGACTTTGCGCGAGATAATTCCAAATGGCACTGCAACACTTTCCGGCTATTCAGCCGTCAACATTTACACAGGCAACGACGCAATCGAGTCTGCAATTTTGGCCGTGTCGGTCGAGGTATTTCAATCCCGCGTTGCAGCGGGTGGACAGATCGAGGGTGTGGACTTTACAGCTACGCCTTACCGCATGGGTCGCAGCTTGACCAACCGCGTATCAACTTTGCTTATGCCGTACCTTGACGTTGAGACAGTGTGCCAGTAAATGCCAGCATCCACTATTTTAAGCGACGTACGGACACCGCTGGCCACTGCCTTAGCATCCGTTGCAGGAAACGTTTATGCCTACGTGCCTGAAACAATCATCCCGCCTGCCGTTGTCGTCGTACCAGATACGCCTTATTTAGAGCTAGAGACAATCAGCAAAAGTACCCTTCACGTCAAAATCAATTTTACAATTTCAGTCGCGGTTGCCTATAACAGCAACCCAGCATCGCTTGACAATATCGAGCAGCTAATCATGAGTGTGCTGGCAGTAATCCCAACTGGGTACGTTGTCAGCGTGGTCGAAAGGCCAACAGTTACACAAGTTGGAGCATCGACGCTGCTAATCGCCGACGTTCGAGTTTCTACCTACTACACACAAACAACATAAGGAGACATCATGGCAACAGTAGTAATAACAGGCCGCGACATAACCTTGTCCTTTACTGGTGGAACGGACATCGACGCGCAGGCTACAAACGCAGTATTGACTAAGGTTTTGGATCGTCAGACCTATCAGACACTAGATGGCGAGGCGTACAAGACAACAAATGTGTCAGCTACTTTTCAGCTGGACATGCTTGCAGACTGGGGCAAGACAAGTTCAGTTTGCGAAGCTATTTGGACGGCTTGCGATAGCGCACCGGATACAGACATCAGCGTGACAATGACAGCTGCAACAGGCGCACAATTTGTGTTTCCTATTAAACCTTCTTACCCAACAGTGGGCGGTTCAGGCATGGACGCGCAGACAGTGTCTTACACTTTCCTAGTGTCAAAGGGCGAAGTCACAGAGACTTTTAGCTAAAAACAAACGACGGGAGCAAACAAATGCAACAGCAAATAACAATTAAATACAATGACGGAGCGGAAGCAACCTACATGGTGCGCCCACCTGATTACGCCCGCTGGGAGATGACTACCAAAAAAGTCATTTCCCAGTTTGGCGGCATGTGGGACATTTTGTTTGTCGCACACCTAGCCATGAAGCGAGACGCAGGCAGTAAGCCGACCAAGCCATTTGACGCTTGGATGGAAACAGTTGCAGACGTCGAAGTTGGTGAAGGCGACCCAAAAGTCATGAGCGGGGAAGTGTCAGCCGACTAATCGTTGAGCTGGCAATAGCCACGCAAATTCCTATGGTTCATTGGCAGACAGCCGAGGACATATTGACCGCAGTTGAGATATTGGAAGCGAGGACTAAGTGAGCGATCCAATAGCCCTTGACCAAACAGAATTGCGTGCCGTGTTTAAGGCGTTGAAGAATCTTGACGAAGCTGCACAAGATGAAGCCAAACGGCAGTCCGGTAACTTAGCCGATTACGCGCGGACTCAAGTTATCGAGACTGCCAATGGCCTACAAAGTCGAGCGGTTGCAGGTCGGATTGCTAGTGGCGCACGCGTCAAGAAGTCAAGCAAAATTGGCGAAGTCACTTATGGGTTTGCGTCTCAAAAGTTTAGCGGCGGGGCAACCACGCGAGACATTTGGGGCGGGTCAGAATTTGGCTCAAACAAGTACAAGCAATTTCCAGTGTGGTCAGGCCGTCAAGGTCGAGGGTCACGCGGATGGTTTATCTATCCAACATTGCGCAAAATCCAGCCCGAAATTGTCGAGCGTTGGAGCGCAGCATTTAACAAGATTTTGAAGGAGTGGGGCTAATGGCTACAGGTACACGTGCGTTAACGCTCAAGCTATTAGCCGACGTCGATAACTTTAATAAAAACCTTAAGTCAGCTGATACCGAGGTCAAATCCTTTGGCGATAAGGTCGGAGACTTTGGCAAGAAGGCAGGCCTAGCCTTTGCCGCAGCCGGAGCAGCCGCAGTCGCCTACGCGGGCAAATTAGCCATTGATGGGGTCAAATCAGCCATTGAGGACGCTGCTGCACAGGAAAAGTTAGCCCTTACCTTAAAGAACGTCACAGGGGCTACAAACGCCCAAATCGCGGCTACCGAGGACTACATCACCAAAACATCGATGGCCTTTGGCGTAACCGATGATGAGCTACGCCCAAGCCTTGAGCGTTTAGCCCGTGCAACTGGTGACGTAGAAAAGGCGCAGAAGCTACAGACAGTGGCCATCGACGTGGCCGCGGGATCGGGTAAGTCTCTTGAAGCCGTAACTAATGCCATGGCCAAGGCTGCCGAAGGTAACACGACGGCACTTGGCAAATTAGGCGTCGGGTTATCAGCTGCGCAGCTCAAGACCATGACCATGGACGAAGTCACGGCCAAGTTAGCTAGCACCTTTGCAAATCAAGCATCGACTCAAGCTGATACTTTCCAAGGCAAATTAACGCGGCTACAAATTGCCTTTGATGAGGGCAAGGAGACAGTGGGCGCATTTATCCTTGACGCCATCACCCCATTTGTGACTATCGTGGTCAATAAAGTAATTCCGGCCATTGCAGATTTTACAAGCAACCTTGGCGATAAATTGCAGCCAGTTTTGCGATTTATCCAACCAATCATCAACGGGGTCAAATCAGCCTTTGATAGCGTGCGCGGTTCATTAGAACGTAATAATGATGAACTAAAACCATTTTATAACCTTATGCAAAATATTGCTGAGTTTGCTTTGAACGTTCTTGCGCCCGTTATAGGCAAAACTTTAGGTGTAGCATTTGAAGGATTAGGCAAAATTGTTGGCGGACTTATTGATATTTTTGCAGGATTTGTGGACAAACTTAATGCAATTTACAACAGAGTAAAATCAATTATAGATTTCTTGAAAAATAACCCTGTTACTAATTTTTTTACTGGAGCATCATCAGCCGGTAGCGCATCATTTTCTAATGCTGCAAGTTTAACTGCCTCACCAATGGCGGCAGCACCATCACTGCCTTCCGACGGCATGATTTCCTATAATCCACGGACTGGCTTAAATTACAATCCAAATGCTGGGATGACAAACATTACAGTCAATGGGGCAATTGATCCTGAATCGACGGCCCGCCAAATTGTTGGCCTACTCAATGACTCATCCGCACGTGGCACGCTAGGCGGGTCAGGGCTTGTATTTGCATGACCATTTACACGCCGACTTATAAAGTCCTAATTGATGCCGTCGAGCTTACGGACGTCACAGTTGCCAATCTTACAATCCAATCAGGCCGCACGGACATTTATCAACAGCCAGTGGCCGGATATTGCCAGTTGCAATTGCTTAATTTTAACAATTCAATTTATGACTTTACAGTGGGTACAGGGCTTACAGTAGAAGTATCCAATTCCACAGGGTCAGCATTTGTGCCTATCTTTGGCGGCTACATTTCAGACTTTACAGTTGCCGTTGACCAAACTGGAAGTTTAGGCAATACGACCGCTGCGCAAATTACAGCCCTTGGTGCATTATCTAAATTGCCTAAAATTGTGGATAACGGCATTTTGTCGCAAGATGAAGACGGCGACCAAATTTATCATTTGCTATCAGGATTCCTTTTGGGTGAGTGGAATCAAGTGCCAGCAGCTACAACGTGGGCGACGTACAACCCAACTACAACGTGGGCAAACGCAGAAAATCTTGGGCTTGGCGAAATCGATCGCCCAGGGGATTTTCTGATGATTGCACGATCATCGAGTGAAACCGACATTTACAGCTTGTGCGCTCAAATTGCTAATTCTGCGCTGGGCTATCTTTACGAAGAGCCAAATGGCAACATTGGTTATGCCGACTCAACCCATCGACAGGATTACCTTGCAGCCAATGGCTACACAACCCTAGACGCAAACCATGCAAATGGCCGCGGTTTGGCCGTAACTACCCGTTCAGGTGACATCCGCAATAAATACGTTATTACTTATGGGAACAATGGCAACAGCGTTTATACAGCCCAAGATTTAGAAAGTCAGGAAACCTACGGGTTGTATGCCGAGGCGTTTTTATCTAATATCAAAGACACCGCAGACGCAGAGGATTTTGCCGACCGGATTGTCGATTTGCGTGCTGATCCATTTCCCAAATTTCAAAGCATTACTTTTGAGCTTGGAAACCCTGAAATTGATGATTCCGACCGCAATGCCTTAATCGCCATATTTATGGGTTTGCCTGTATGGATTCAAAACCTGCCCCTAAATATCAGCGGCGGGTCATTTGAAGGCTACGTCGAAGGCTGGACGTTTAGGGCAAGCCTCAATAATTTGACCATTACGTTTAACGCGTCTCCGGTCAATTTCAGCCAAGTTGCCGTAAAATGGCAGCAAGTAAATGCAGCGGAAACGTGGGCAACACTTAGCCCAACATTAACGTGGTTACAAGCGATTGGAGCAGTAGCGTAATGGCAACAACAACACCTAATTTTGGTTGGCCAGTCCCAACATCGACGGACTTGGTCAAAGATGGCGCAACAGCTATTGAAGGTCTAGGAGACGCTATTGATGCGTCATTGCTTGATCTAAAAGGCGGCACATCCGGTCAAGTGCTTGCAAAAAACAGTAACACGGACATGGATTTTATTTGGGTCACAGATGCCGCCGGAGACATTACAGGCGTCACGGCTGGCACTGGTATTTCAGGCGGTGGCACATCGGGAACAGTAACAGTCACCAACAGTATGGCAACAGCGATTGACGCAAAAGGTGATTTAATTGCGGGAACTGGCGCGGATGCGTTTGCGCGCTTAGGAGTAGGCACAAACGGACAGGTGCTAACCGCCGATTCAGCTGAAACAACTGGCATGAAATGGGCAGCTGCGGCAGGTGGCTCAAGTTTTGTAGGCGCTTATGCTTACATTACAGGCAACGGATACAATATTTCAAATAATGCTTACACAGAAGTAACTTTTGACGGTGAACGTTTTGACACCAATGGTTTTCATTCAACGACTACAAACACCAACCGCATGACAGTTCCAAGTGGCAAAGCAGGATATTACAACATTATCGGTTCATTAACATATGACGCAAGTGGAACTGGAAGCCGTCAATTAATTCTTGCTATAAATGACTATAGAACAGCAACATATTCACAATGGCATGAAATGGGTGGAGTCTCAACTGGACCCGTAACCCTTTACATCAACATCATTGCAAATCTTTCGGTTGGAGATTACTTTGGATTAGAAACTCGTCAAAGTTCAGGTGGCAATCTTTACGCATGGGGATGGAACTTTGGCAGCGTAGCAGGCGGCGGTGCTGGTTCAACCTTCCTACAATGTCAATACCTAGGAGCATAAAATGATTAAATTTAGTAAACCAACAAATCTAAACGGAACAGAATTGATTGATGAGTTAAATGCCGCTGGCATTGCTATAACGGAATCACCTTTCGTAAATGCATCTGGGGATTTATATTTGCAAATTGCAGCAGCAGACACAAAAAAGGCTGAAAGTATTGTTGCGGCTCACAACGGCACAATAATCCCACCAGAGCCAACTATTGCTGACAAACTGGCATCCGTAGGACTTTCAATCGACGAATTGAAAACGGCAATTTTGTCATGACTTATCCACAAGGCACGGTAGCCCTAGCAATTAGCATTGCAAATGGCGAAGTCGGCAATATTGAAGAAGGCGACAACTTAACGCCTTACGGAAAATTTATGAAGGCCGACGGCTTGCCTTGGTGCGGGTCATTTTGCAATTGGGTGCTGGCACAAGCTGGGGTCAAGGTTCACAGCGTCGTAGGCACTGCAATAGGCGCACATAAGTTTAAGGAAACATCACGTTGGCATGAAACCCCAGTTGCGGGCGATTTAGCATTTATGGACTTCCCGCACGACGGCATCGATCGTATAAGTCACGTAGGCATTGTGGTGGCCGTATCCGGCAACATCGTCACATGCATCGAAGGCAACACATCGGGAACTGGCGACCAACGTAATGGTGGCATGGTTATGGTCAAGCAACGCACAATCGGCAAAGAGGTCGTTGGATTTGGTCGGCCTAAATATGTGCCTTACAAGGGTGAAATGCCAGTCGTGGAAATTCCACAATCCAAACCAAAGAAGGTTAAAAAATGAATCAAGCAAAATTGATGGCTGCATCATGGCTGCGCTCATTTATGGCGGCTGCTATTGCGGTTTATATGGCCGGAGTAACCGAGCCAAAGGCAATTGCGAGCGCGGGGCTTGCAGCTGTATTGCCTGTAATTTTACGTGCGCTTAACCCAAACGACGCAGGTTTCGGTATCAAGGGGAAGTGATCCGAAAATCGCTCCAGTTAGCCCTATTCGGATTCCTGTTTCTAGGGCTGACTGGTTGCGGTCGTTATGACGGATGGACGCGCTACCCGTGCCAAGAGTATGAAAATTGGGAAAAGCCGGAGTGCAATCCGCCTCAATGCATTGCAAATGGCACTTGTACGGAAGACATATATGGAGACAGCCTTGACACAGAAGCCAAGCCGTAGATACACAAATGAGCAGCTGAAAGCCCGCCTCATTGTTTTCATAGGCATCACGCTTGCACTTGTCTTCATGATGAGCATTTTTGGCATCCTGTACGCCTTAATATTTGTCACCCAGCCGTTAGGCTCACAAGCTCCAAACGACAAAGCGTTCATCGATCTACTTACAACCTTGACAGTTTTCTTAACCGGAGCATTAGGGTCGGTATTGGCATCAAACGGCTTGAAGGATAAGCCAAGCGAAAAGCCAGCCGACACGCCGAATATTACGCCTGATTCTTGACCTTGTCGTACTCATGCCTCACAGTTATGGCAGGGAGCGAAGCTAAGTAGCTCCTTGAAACGGGAGCAAAATGTACACATTACAGGAAGTAGCCATGTGGATGCTATTAGGCGTTGGCATTGGATTCACTAGCGGCTACACAGTTGGGCTAAAAGAGGGCAAGCGCGAGGGATTTATCCGAGGCAAAATTGCAGCGCGTAGAAGCATGGAGTCACGTTAATGGGATTCCTAGACAATTACGAGACAGTCAACCAAAAGGTCAAAAGACTGCACGCTACATTTCCGACTAACCGCATCGAGACATCAATCATCGACTGGAATCCGGAAAAGGGTTTTATCCTCATTGAGTGCCGCATTTATCGTCATTATGAGGACGAAAAGCCAGCGGCCATTGATTATGCACATGGCATGGTTGGTGCTTACAACGTTCAAATGAAACGCTGGTATGTAGAAGATACAGTTTCAAGTGCAATCGGCAGGTGTGCGAGCGTGGTTTTAGGCGCAGACGATAAAGTCTCGAAGGAAAGCATGCAGCAAGTTGATGAGATGCCAAAGGCGTTCATCGAGGACGATCCATGGGCTAAGCCAATTTGGGAAGAAGGATTTACAACGGCTAAAAGTGCCGTCACACAGGTAGCCGAGCAGCTAGGCGATGAGCTTGTTTCAGAGTCTCCTATTTGTAAACATGGACACATGCTCTTGAAGGAAGGCGAAAAAAACGGCAAGCCTTATCGTGGCCATGTCTGCGCTGAAAAGGTCAAGGCTAATCAATGTCCGGCAATTTGGTACGTGCTGACAAGTGAAGGCAAATGGAAGGAGCGCATCTAATGGGTGAGTTATACATCCAAAAGCCGGATGGTGAAGCTATGACCATCGAGGTGGACGGAACAGTAATCCGCGAAATGCAGCGCATTGAAATTGACTGGTGCGATAAATGCGAAAAGTGGCAGCGTTTAGCGGGCGGTCATTATTTGCAATCACAAGGTTTAGCAATGATTTGGTTATGCGAGGCATGTAAATGAGCCACACATACAGCTTTGTAGGTAGTTCATTTGGGTACGACAATTGCTCAATCTGTGATGACGATGCCCTGTGTAATGAATATGTCCGTGATGATTCACTGGTTGTATGGATATGTAAAAAATGCGAAGATAGGTTGCACCTATGATTCGCGTCGATTTAGACAACGATGCTCAAATTGCTATCACTGCCAAAGGGTTGGAAAGAGCCTTGGAATATCGAGGACAATGGGAAGGCAAATGGGTCAAACGCAATTACCAAACGGATCGTGAAAACCTTAACTTTCCGGCGTTTGTCGCACAACAAAGTGAGGCCATAGGAGCTGAAATGGCCGTTGCTAAATACTTTGGCAAACCAGTCAATCTTGACGGCTATAAAGAAAAAGCTGACGTCGGTAGCAACATCGAGGTCAAGTGGACAAAGTGGCAAGACGGCTGCCTTATCTTGCGCGACCATGACCGAGCCGAGGACATTGCA